GGACTCAGAGTGCCAAGCAGCTATCTGCCTACTGGACCTGATGACAGCGATCGTGCGCTCACTGACGGCAAAGTGGGCACTGCACTCATACAAGAATATCGTTTTAATCAGTACTGCGAACGCTTGCAGCAGTTGATCTGTCAGAAACTCGATGACGAGTTCAAGATGTTCTTGAAATGGCGCGGATTCAACATAGATTCTGGCTTGTTTGATCTCACGTTCAATCCGCCACAGAACTTTGCCAGCTATCGTCAAGCTGAACTGGATACCACTCGCATCGCGGCTTTCTCGGGCCTAGAGCCTTTGCCTTACATGAGCAAGCGGTTCTTGCTGGAACGATTCCTGGGACTCAGCCAGGATGAAATACAGCGCAACGAAGAAATGTGGCGCGAAGAACGTGCCGAAACTGATGCCACAGCAGTACAAGGGCAGGATCTACGGAGTGTGGGCATCACACCCGGCAGCATCGAATCCGATCTGCAAACCGGCGAAGAGATCGCAGGCATGCAAGTTGAAGTTCCTGGAGCTGTGACACCAGGCGCTCCCATGCCAGCAGCGCCGGCAGGACCGGCCTCAGAAACTCCGCCAGCAGGATAAGTACAGACATGCTGCTACAAGAATTCTACAAAAAAGAACCCGAGGCCTATCAGGATCTCAGCCAGGACAACAGTCAGGTACAGTTGGGAGATCTTAGAAAAACACGTCTCACTCTGCGGCAGCTCAATAAAATGCGCAGAATGAACGACGTGCGCGCCTACGAATACAAAGAAAAACTCAAGCTGATCAAACAACAGTACGCACCTCCGGCTCAGCCCCCAGCTCTGTGATCTAGTCACAGAATCGCAATATTGGCCATTTTCCGGGCCTAAACCCTGTCTTTTCCTCCTCCTGTGTAAATAAGCACATACTTTACCTACAGGAGTAGCCCTATGAACCGTTTTGAACAACTGATCGAATATGTGATCAACGACGAAGACGCCAAAGCTCGTGAGCTTTTCCACGAAATCGTTGTTGAAAAGAGTCGTCAAATCTACGAAGACATCATGGCCGAAGAAGAAATTGACGAAGCCAAGTCTACCGACGAGGAAGACGAAGACGCCGAAAAAGCCGGTGAAAAAGTCACCAAAGATCTTGAGTATGATGATGCCAAAGATCGCAAAGAGCGTAAAATGCACGAAGGCATGCATGACATCGACGAGATGGGCGGCGATGCCGCAGACAGTCTCATCGACGATGTAGAGATGGACGAAGAATCGGATCTCAACATGGAAGCCGAAGAAGAAGAGGTCGAAGGCGAAATAGATGTCATCGACGGCGACGACGATGATCATCACGACGATGTAGGCGGCGATGAAGAGCTCGAAGATCGCGTCATGGATCTCGAAGACAAGCTGGAAGAACTCATGGCTGAATTTGAAGAGCTCATGGGCAGCGACAGCAACGGCGACATGATGGGCCCCGACGAAGGCGGCGATGCCATTGAAATGGACGACACCGAAGAAATGGGCATGATGGAAGCTGTCAGCCTGAAAGCTGCACCCAAGCCTGTTACATCTGAAGAAGGTAACACCAACAAGAAGAGCCCTGTGGCTGCCAATGCTGGCGCCAAAGGTCCTGTTGGCAGCACAGTCAAGCCAGTACACACTGGCACCGACGGTGGCGGCAAGCATGATGCAGCCGGTGCTTACAGCAACCAGACCAAAGATCTCATTGGTGACTTCCAGAACAAGGCCGGTGGCAACATGAAAGATCCCAAGCCCGCTACCAAGCCACACCTGGCACAGGCCACTGGTGTCAACACCAAGAGCCCGGTTGCAAAAGGCTAAATCACGATGAAAACGCTTCAAGAACAACTTACCTTCAGCCAAGCCAACATGCGAGTGCTGTCCGAAGACGACGGCACTGGCTCGGGTAAGACCCTTTATCTTGAAGGAATCTGCATCGAAGGCAACAAAAGAAACGCCAACGAGCGCGTCTATCCCTTGCACGAGATCACACGTGCGGTCAGGACCATCAATGATCAAATCCAGGGCGGATATTCCGTACTGGGCGAAGTTGATCACCCCGATGATCTCAAAATCAATCTTGACCGTGTGTGTCACTCCGTGGAAAAAATGTGGATGGACGGCGATGCTGGCTGTGGCAAACTCAAGATCCTGCCCACACCCATGGGCGAGTTGATCAAAAGCCTGCTCACAGCCGGGGTCAAGCTCGGAGTTTCCAGTCGCGGCAGCGGCAATGTCGACGATCGCACAGGACATGTTAGTGACTTTGAAATTGTCACTATTGATGTGGTTGCCCAACCCAGCGCACCCAATGCTTATCCGCGAGCCATCTACGAAGGACTTATGAACATGAAATACGGTCATAGGTTGCTTGAGGTCGCCAAAGAAGCTGGCAAGGACAACAAAGTAGAGAGATATCTGAAGAGAGAAGTTGTCAAGCTCATCAGGGATCTCAAAATTTAAGGAGAACCAGGCATGTTAGATGCTATCAAACCCCTGCTTGATAGTGACCTGATCACCGAGGAAACTCGCCAAGAGATCAATGAAGCTTGGGAAGCCAAGCTGAATGAAGCTCGTGAACAGGCCCGTGCAGAACTCCGCGAAGAGTTCGCACAACGTTATGAGCATGACAAAGCAGTGATGGTGGAAGCCCTTGACAAAATGGTCACAGAAGGTCTGGCTGCAGAACTGGAGCAAGTGCGTGTTGAAAAGCAAGCACTGGCCGAAGATCGCGTGCGTTTCCAAGCCAAGATGAAAGAGAGTGCAACGAAGTTCAATCACTTCTTGGTCTCTAAACTGGCTGAAGAAATCGGCGAACTGCGCCGCGACCGCAAGCAGCACAACGAAGGTATGGAAAAGCTGGAAAACTTCGTGGTGCATGCTCTGGCTCGTGAAATCCAAGAATTTGCACAAGACAAGCGTGATGTGGTCGAGACCAAGGTCCGGCTGGTTCGCGAAGCTCGTAGCAAGTTGGAAACTCTCAAAGCTCGCTTTGTCAAAGAGAGCGCTGAGAAAATGAGCCGTGCTGTGAGCAAACACCTCCGGGCAGAACTCACTCAACTGCAAGAAGACATCAAAATTGCTCGTGAGAACAATTTTGGTCGTCGTATTTTTGAAGCCTACGCTGCTGAATTCAGCGCTACTCATCTCAATGAGAACGCCGAAGTACGCAAGCTGCACAATCTCATCAGCCGTAAAGATCAGCAGCTGGCCGAGGCCATCAAACTCGCCGAAAACGCTCGCGTTGTCGTCGAGGACAAAAACCGCGAAATTCGCATGATTCGCGAGTCCAATGACCGCAAGGAAACATTGGAGATGCTGCTGGCTCCCCTGAACCGGGACAAGGCAGAAGTCATGCGTGGTTTGCTCGAAAGTGTACAGACTTCACGCTTGAAGTCAGCTTTCGAAAAATATCTACCAGCAGTGCTGGAAGACCGCTCTGTGAAAGCCCAGAAAGTGATCACTGAACAGGTTTCCGCAGTAACCGGTGATAAGACAGTCCCCCAACAGGCCGCCGACCGAGAAGATCAAAGCAACGTGATCGCTCTCAAGCGCCTGGCAGGCCTGTAATTTTAATTAGGAGACAAAAATGTCAGACGTATTGTTAGAAAGTCGCTGGGACGAGACCAAAGAAGCTCTGCTTGAGGGTCTCAAAGGAACTCGGCGCAATTCCATGGGTGTGATCCTTGAGAACACCCGCAAGTACCTGAAAGAATCTGCTTCTACAGGTAGCACTGCTTCGGGCAACATCGCCACGCTGAACCGCGTGATCCTGCCAGTTATCCGTCGAGTCATGCCCACTGTTATCGCCAACGAACTGGTTGGTGTGCAGCCCATGACTGGTCCGGTTGGCCAGATTCACACTCTGCGTGTGCGTTATGCTCAGAGCTTGACAGACAGTTCAGCTGCTGCCACTTCCGTGACAGCCGGTCAAGAGGCACTCAGCCCCTTCACCATCGCTACTGCCTACTCCACAGTGCCCAAAGATACTGCCACAGCTACAGCCTACACCGGCGGTAACACAGCAGTGATGGAAGGCAACGGCGGTAAGCAGATTTCTGTGCAGATCCTGAAGCAGGCAGTTGAAGCCAAAACCCGCAAGCTGCAAGCTCGCTGGACTTTTGAAGCTGCTCAAGATGCACAAGCCATGCACGGCATCGATGTTGAAGCTGAAATCATGGCAGCACTGGCCCAAGAAATCACGGCTGAAATTGATCAGGAGATCCTCCTGAGCCTGCGCAGCCTGGCCGCAACTGAGTTCACATACAACCAAGCTACCGTTTCGGGTACTGCTACATTCGTTGGTGACGAGCACGCTGCTCTTGCTGTTCTCATCAACCGTGTTGCTAACCTGATCGCTCAGCGTACACGTCGTGGTGCAGGTAACTACGCCGTGGTGAGCTCGGCCGCACTCACAGTGCTGCAGTCCGCTACAACTTCTGCTTTTGCTCGTACCACAGAAGGCACATTCGAAGCTCCCACCAACACCAAGTTTGTTGGTACACTGAACGGCGCAATGCGTGTGTTCGTTGACTCTTATGCCAGCGATACCACTCCTGTGCTGGTTGGTTACAAGGGTTCTTCAGAAGCTGACGCTCCTGCATTCTACTGCCCCTACATCCCCTTGATGTCAAGCGGTGTTGTGCTGGATCCCACAACCTTCGAACCAGTCGTATCGTTCATGACACGTTATGGCTACATCGAGCTTACAAACACAGCATCTTCGTTCGGTAATGCCGGCGACTATGTTGGTGAGATCGCTGTTTCGAACCTGTCGTTCTCCTAATCAGAGAACTGGTTGTACCAAATCAAAAAACCCGCTTCGGCGGGTTTTTTGTTGATCAATAAATATACGATCATGGCCAACCCACCACCACCCTACGACAACATAACTGGTATTAGTCGTACCGTAATGAAAGACAACGCCCAGGAGACCCTGGCCGGCTACGACGGCAATGCACGTCCAGGCGAAATTGTTGCTGACCTTACTACAGATCCACCTGCATTGTATGTGGGCAACAATCTTGGCCAACTTACTGCTATTGCCTCGGGCGGCGGTGGCAGCACCGGCAACATCACATTTACCAACACCACGATGTCACCACCAGATGGTATTGACCTATTCATCACTGCGGCTAACAGCGAAGTAGAGATCACAGGTCTAGATTTCCGCGTAGAGGTTACAGATGATGTCAGGATCCAGGGCAACGACATAGTCAGCATCAGGAATACCAGTAATGTTGAGTCCATAGATATACGCACCGACTACAATGGTAACGACTATGCGTGGGAATTTGATGTCACTGGTAACCTTACCACGCCTGGTGCCGTCTCAGTGGCGGGCGACATCACGGTATCAGGCGACATCACTGGTACCTCCTCAGCCAGTACTTTGGTTCTCAAAGCTCAACCTGCCAGCAACACTGCCATCCAACTCAACAACTCAGTAGACAGCACCATCAGCACCGTTGCCAATCTTGAAATCAGAACTAATGTTGCCAATACAGCTCAGACTTGGACCTTTGACACCAACGGGGGGTTGGCCGCACCTGGCAACATCTCTGCAGGAAATATTTTATTATCAGCACGCATCACATGCCAGAGCGTGGTCACTGATCCTGTTAATTTGGGCAGTCTCACTGCGGTGTTTGGAGCTCGAGCATTTATTCTTGATGGCAATTTAGCAGCAGCAGGCAACTTTGGTGCTCAGGTCGCCGGTGGTGGTGGCAACTCAGTACCGGTATGGTCAGACGGTACCAACTGGTACATTGGTTAAACTTTGAACCAGCCTAGGAATTTGGTGACCTTGTCGGTGACCGACTGCCAGTCGTCTTGCGCAGGTTGACGGAACAACCTCACCGTACCGTACCAGGGCGAATCATCGCGACCCAACAGCCAGCGCCAGTCTGTGGCAAACCAGTTCAGCATCACCCAAGTGGGTCTCCCCAATGCACCAGCCAAGTGTGCCACAGCAGTATCCACGGATACCACTACATCCATGTGCATGAGCTGGGCAGCAGCATCGGCCCACATGTTGGGATTGGGCGGCAAGCAAGTCACACCAGCATCTTTTAGAGCCAGTTCTTCGTCGGCGGTACAGTCGGCCTGGAAGTTCACCCATTCGTACTGGGGATTGGCACGTATGAGATCCAGCATGGCATCAAAGGGCATGCCCTTGTGCTGATTTAGCCAGTTGTCACGACGCCCTGACCAAGCAAAGCCTACACGCATGCGTTTCTTGGGTCCAAAATAGTCCTGCCATTGACGCATGAGCGCAGCATCGGCATTGAGATAGCAGGTGGGACGGCTCATGTTTTGATAGGTCACACCTAGGATGCCGGGTATGCTCATGATGGGAGTCCAGTAGTCAAACCCCGTGGCCGCCATGTCATAGCCGGTCACAGACTCGATCAACGGACTAGGTTGTAAAAGCGGAATCAACCCATCTGTGACCTGCAAGCGGATTCTAGCACCCAGCAGATGCAAATTGTAAATGAATCTAATGAACTGCACATTGTCTCCGTGGCCTTGTTCCCCCACTACCATGATGGTCTTGCCTTGGAGATCTTCGCCGCGCCATCTTGGTTCTGCGAATGTGGGCATGGTACCTGACAGATGTTCGTAGTCCCAGCGTGCTTCGTAGGCCGGCCAACCACGCTCGAGATCACCGGCCAAGAGATAGGCAATGGCGAGATTGAATCTAGCAGTGATGTTTGAAGGATCTAGTTCGATGGCTCGTTGCAGAAACGGTATGGCCGATTTTGGCTCGCCCACTTCTCGCAGCACATTGCCATAGTTGTTCCAGGCCGGTGCATAGCCGCGGTCGTGAGTGAGCGCTTGTGCATAACAGGCCAGTGCCTGTTCGGGTGCACGATCAGCACGTAGCTGATTGCCTTGTTCGATAAGTTGTGCGAGGTCCATGGTGATATTTACCCGTGTGTTAGGGTATTTTACACATTTCCATAAATACCTGTCAACGCAATCGGCGTTTTATGCGGAGACCACCGCGTACCGGCTAGAACCCGGATTGGACTTCTTTCAAGGAGAAAACAAATGGGACGTCCCCTTAAAATACAAAAACTCAATAACTCTATTCCCACTGATGTTGGTTATCCAAACTTTGGTAGCTTGACCAATCCAGTGTACAACACCGCCAACACCCTGAACCCCACACAGTTCTTGGGCGTGGTTGGTGGTGCAGCACCCACTGACACACCTTCGGCTACTTTTCCGCGTATTGAAGTCATTGTCAATATCGCTAACC